TACACACTTGGTGTAATTGTTTCTGCTAGTTTTGGTATTAGAGGAGCTACTAAATTTTTTGGGGGTAAGAAGAAATGAGTACCTTAAAAGAAGTAGAGTCTTTATTAAGAAAAGCAAAAAAAGAACTAAGAGAAGTCAAAACTCATAATGGCTTCTTATTAGAGAGATTAGAAAAAGCTCACGAAAGAAACCACGAGCTTAGAAAACAAATTGAAAATATGACTGTCGATGATGTTATGGTTAAATTAAAAGCAAGAGCCGAACACGATGCAAGAATAAAAAGAGACAAAGAACTATTAGAAACTTTTGAGAAACAAAAAGAGGTGGTTTTAAATGGCAACTTATCAAGGTAAAAAAGTTCCTCTTAATAAACCCCTTAGAGGTGATGTTAAGAAGTTTAAAGTCTTTGTAAAGGATGGTGACAAAGTTAAAAAGGTAAACTTTGGTGATCCTAATATGACCATTAAAAAGAACCAACCTTCTAGAAAGAAAAGCTATTGCGCTAGAAGTGGTGGTATCAAAGGTACTAATAATAAATTATCAGCAAATTATTGGTCTCGTAAGATGTGGAATTGTTGATGGCTAAGAAACAAACCAACTCAACTCCCATAATGAATGTTGTTAAAAAGACAACCATAGGTGATGGAAGAATAAGCTTTTCTACCATGAACAAACACAAGAGACGAAGCTATAAACCATATAATAGACAAGGAAGGTAATATGCCCAAAGTAGGATCAAAAGTATTTAGTTATTCTAAAAAAGGAAAAGAAGAAGCTAAAAAGTACGCTAAGAAAAAAAACATGAAAGTTAAATACAAAAAATAATCATGTCTTTATACGAAAACATTAATAGAAGAAAAAAACTAGGTATTAGTCGATCTAAGAAGAAATCAACTATATCTAAAGAATCGTGGTCTAATATGAAGTCTGGCTTTAAGAAAAATAAAAAGAAAAAGTAGATATGTTAGATAAAAAGGTAGAGATAGAATGGGTTGACGCCTTTGAACTAGAAAGTGGATGGCATACCATTCAAGAAGCCTCTAAAATGACACCACCAACAATCGATAGTCTTGGGTATGTCGTCAAAGAAACAAAAGAATATATCATCATTTGTGCTGACAAAGGTAGGGTGGGAGATAGTGATTGTGGGAGAGTTCAATTAATACCTCGATCTTGGGTTAAAAAAGTCAATATCCTGTGATAGATCATACTAGTATTGTCCTAAATACCTCTGTATGGTCTTTAACGGACTGATTTGGGATTCATTTTCGTACTTTTTTCGCCCATCTAGTAACCAAACACGATATCCACCATTTATAGACCTACCATAGACATATTGAACTTTTCTAGTAGCCTTATACTTGTCTCCTTTATAGTTTGTTAAAATAACATCAAATAATAATGGAAATTTTTTAGTCTTTTTTATCCATTCAACAAACCTTTGGCTAAAGTTAATGCCATCTACCCTTCTTTCAAAAAAGACACTATCTCCAAAAGACATTTTATCAAACATTTCATGGTGTTTGTGTGTCCTAATCATCTTAGCATTTTCAAAAGGTATGTTCTTATCTATTCTCATTCTTTTTTCTCCTATATATAGTTTGTATTTTGGGATCTAATAATCTATTGAAGATGTCTTTTCTTGTTTTGATTATTATGCTTTTCAAGATCCTTCTATTAAAAGACCTTGTTAGTTCGGTATCATCAATGACATAAGTAAATAACATACTAATTACGCCCTTCGATTACTGGATAAGCCTTAATACCTTTAAAGACTAAACCCTTACTTTTAATTCTTTTCCAATCTTCCTCTCGAAAGTATTTCTTTACACCACTTAAAAGAGTTACCTCGTAATATATTCTAATCATGGATCTCTCCTTGTCTTGTATTGAAATTGATGCCACTAATTGTTATTTCTTGATTGTCATCCTCTAATACCTCTCTAGTCTTAAATCCAAATCCAATATCAAAACCATAAGGCATAACCCAAATGTGATATTGATTTGCCGTATTAACTAATCGATTTTCTGGTGGATATACTTCTAAAGCGTATCTATCCTCACCATTCACAACCAATTCATTTTTTATTTTTTGGAAATCAGTCCATGACCTACATGGCTTTTTATCTATTCTTTTAATAGATAAATAATCCATTCCATCTATGAACCCTTCATTCCAAATGAATTTATTAGTTTCTTTATTTTTGTAATGATGAACGCAATACACATCATTCTCATACATATCTACATTAGAAAATTCATTGGCTATTGATTTAGCGTCTTTTCTTGAGATTGTACGACTAGCGTTACTAACAATGTTTTGGATCAATTTAATCCTATCTTTAAAAGACAACATTCCCATATTGCTTTGAACTAATTTAAATTTATCCATGAGATGCACCTCTTTTTTCTAAATATTTTTTTAATGCCTTCCTTTGATTTGGATAATTATTTAAATAATCAGCAAAAATTTCATCTTGCTCATCTCCCACTGGAGCATCTAAGTTAGTATCTACGATAGGGTGAACCATCCATTGGTTGTTTCCATTTTTAGACACCCAAGAAAATCTTTGAACCGCTTGGAACATAGCTTTTGAAGAATTAATGTCATAAACAACAGCAACACCATTTCTATCAATAATATTGAGAGGTTTGTTAACTCTTTGACCTGACCAAAAACTTACAACTTCAAAATAGAATTTATGTTTTTTCATTTAAAACTCCTCTACAATTCTTAGATATTTAGTTTGTGGAATGAACTCATTATGGTTGTAAAACTCATAAGTATCGATATCGACCATTCTCTCTTTAATGTGATATTGATCGGCTAACTTCTTAAATAAAGCTATTTTAGATGGTGTACCTTTAAGTATTCTTACAGTTACAGTCTCGCACCATGAAGCTTTTTTGTATTCAACTTTTACTACGATGTCGTTTTTCTTAGCAAGAGTTCTTAGGTTAGACGCAACTTGTTTGGCTTCGCTAGTCATAGTTTTCTCCTTACTAGAACCCTCAAGGTGTGTACAAAGTGTGTGCTTTTTTTTACAAACTATTGAAACACCTTGAAGATTATTGTTACCTAATGTGTGTTTTTGAACGATTTTGTTCATTAGTGTAAGGATTTACACTATTACCAATAGTGTGTCAACACCTTTATTACCTTTATTTTTCAATGTTTTATTTATTAAAATTAGTGGGTGTGTAGGTTTTGTGTACAAAATTAAATACTATTTAGTAATTTTAATTTTCTTTCCGTACTAACTTTAGCGTAATTGAAAACAACCTTATCGGTTTTATGACCTGATAAACTTTTAATATCGTTAGTGGTTGCTCCATTATTACCTAACATCGATATAAAAGTATGTCGAAGTGAATGTCTCTTTTTTCTTAAATCTACATTTGCAAACTTCAACATAGCGTTCCATCTTTTACTTAAACCTTCTTGTGTATTTTTCTTATCTTGTTGAGTTCTCCAAGAGAATAAATATCCATTCTTTTCTTTTACTTGGATCAACCAATGAAACAAAGATGTATCTAGTTGATTATTATTTTCATGTATAGGTATGTTCTTCCATGAATTAGTCTTGTGTTGGAAGATGTTTAGTTCTTTGTTCTCCATATCAATCATGGATCTTCCATAAGGATCTTTGTAATCCCAATTCATAGATAGCGCCTCTTGGCATCTACTACCTGTTCTTAAAAGATAAACCAATAAAAGTTTAATTTCAAAATCATGGTATGATAAACATCTATTGACTTCATCCATAGTCCAAATAAATTTCTCTCTTTCTTGATCGTTTATTTGGGAAAATTGTTTTATCTTATAATTAACGCACCAACTATTTTCTGATGCAAAACTAATTATTCTACTCAATGGTCTAATGACATGGGTATTTATTGTATTATATTTTTTAGAAAGCTCTCTTTTTTCTATTAGAGGAAGTGATTTAAAATGTTTGCCTTTGAATTTTCTAATAGTATCTCCAACCTCGCTATCTTGAGGATAGATAGTATTAATTAATTCTTCTTTGACATCGTTGGTAATTTTGTCGATGGGTGTCTTTCCAATAAATGTTCTAATCTTTTCGAACATCCATCTTCTTTCATCTGATATAGGAGTATCTTGGCTATCTAATAGTTGAGTAACAACATAATCAACATCAATAACTTTCTTTTCTTTAGGTTTAAGTGTTTTGTTATCCTTAAACTCTCCTCTATCTAGTTTTTGTTGAAACCACCATAAGTATTTTTCTGCTTCATTCTTGGTTGATTTACCAGTCGAATGATATCTTATCTTGTAAGTTTGATTAGGCGTTTTGTATGTTCCACATACATAATAAAAGTTAGACTTGTTATCGTCTCTTAATCGGATTTTAAGCATAGGTTTTGTAGCTCCATTAAATCATCTTTGGAGAAAACTCGTTTTCTTCCAAAGTATCGCTTCAAACACTTTGCATTAGGGTACTGCAAAGATAGACTATCTAAAGTCATTTTAAAAGCCCTTTCTGATTTTGCCTTAAATTTCGTATATACTTCTTTAGTCGTGTAAAGTTCTATGTCGTTCATATTAATACTCCTTGATTGGTTTTTATGGGAGATTTCCAAAAGATATTACAAAGCCTAAATTCTGGCTCATCTTTATATCTTGGTGGGAAAACTCTATTGGTTTTGGTCATTAACGCTGACTTGAGTTGTTCCACATCTAGGAACATTTCTTCGTCAATGTCTAATCTTTTTAAAATCATGCCACCTTTTTCAATGGCTTTTTGTATTTCATAATCTTTAATAGATGCCTTACCTTGCCAAAGCCTACCAATTCTTCTAATAGGATATTTCATGTTATTAAAGCTCCTAACTTGGTTTCTGCCCTTGCTGTTGCATTAGCATCGAGGATCATTTCTTTTTTAGTTAAAACCCTCTCTAACTCTGCTTTTGCTTCATCCATTTTTTCTTGTTCTTCTTCTAAAGCTTTTTGGTAAACTAAAACATCAGAGTTAGTTCTTGCTCTAGCTTCTCTATCTGCTATGGAAAGTTTTTCTTCGTTAAATTTAGTGTTGATAAAAGCTTTATCGTATTCGTACTTAAAGACTCTTTCTGCGTAGTCTCTTTTTCTTCTAGCCTCATAAAAATTCTTATGGGCTTCATAAACTGCATGAGCAATTTTATTAGGATCTAGCGTATTGTCTAACATCGATACTCCTTAATACCATTCCATAGTTGTCTATTTTGTTTTCAAAAACTAAACCTTGCTTCTTAATAGGTTGGTTTTTTTTAAAAGGCTTATAATCAACGAAGTGATGCCACCTATTAAATCTCCAAACAACTTTAGCCACATCGGGGTGCATTTTTTCTAGCATCCTAGATTTGTTTAAAGTTCCTTCTTCATCATAAAATTCTTGTGAATTACCACCTCTTATTCTTTGAGTTGTGGCTTTTTCTTGTAAGAAGGCGTTAAATTGTAAAGTGCAATATCCATCTTTTAATATATTTAAAGATAGATCAGTATCTTCGTTGTATCTTCCTCTCCAACGATGATGGCAATTATTGTCAATTAAAAGAGTTGAATAAATCCTAGTGTTAAACAAATAAGGTGGATAAACCTCACTAGCGATACAAAATTTACAATAATTAAAACCTGCTATTAAGATGTTCTCATAACGATCTACAAAATCTTCTGCACATCTAAAAATAGCTCCTGTTTCAACTATGTTTTTTGCATTCCTGTTAAGTCGATAAAAGTCGTAAATATTATCATCAAGAACCCAATGCCTTTTTGCTCCTAGTTTTATTGAATGATCCCAACAAAAGTTTCTAGCTGGCCCTGGGCCCGTTGATTTACCTTTTCCTATTTCATCGTCAAAAATGTCATAATCTTTTTGATATTGTTTATCTAAGATCACAACCTTAGAAGGATCTATAACACTACAATAGTTGTCATATTCTTGCTCCTCTACAACGATGTAGTAGGGAACACCCATTCGTTCTAAAGATTTGCTAGTTAATCTAGACTCCCATCTGCCTTTAGACACAATATATATTGGATATTTAGGATTCATTTCTCATCCATAATGTAGGTTTGTTATTCCATAAATTTGTTTTTATCTTTCGATAACCAAGTTCTTTTAATGTTTTGTTAAACTTTTTGCTGATATCTTTTTGATCTACAACTCCACAACAATTTAAATCTTTATAAAATTGAAAGTGTCCGTAAGAAACTGTGTTAAAAGAATTAGCAATATATAAATATTTAGGTCTAAATACTTTTATACATTTACTAATTTCGTCTAAACAATCATAAATATGTTCAAAATATTCGGAAGCAAATAGAAAATCTATTTGTGGTAAATCTTCAAAACCCTCTACAATAGAAAAGTTATATTCTTTAGAGAAAAACTCGCAAAATTTATATTGTTTAGTAGATTTTAAATTAGTTCCATAAACTTTTGATTGTGGAAATATTTGTTTTAAAGAAGCTGTGGTTAATCCTAACCCACAACCTAGATCAACTATGGTGTTTATATTTTTTAAAATAGATAAAATAGATGTATCTTTAGTTAAAGAATTTTTTTTATATATGCTTCTTAAATAATTTCTAGAATACTCTGCCCAACATATCCATAAATCTATGAAATAATTATCATCATCATATAAGTGAAAAGCTGGTTGAGATGTTTTTAAAGACTCATACCAATTATTAACTAAATATTTTTGATAAGGTGCATCGTTATAAAGTTTTCTACCAATCGATATAAGTTCTCTACTTTTTTCAATATCGATAGTAAAAATATCATTATAACTATTTAAAAAAACATTTAATAACTCATTGGGTTTCGCTTCTAATAAACTACTTTTCATTTATATATCTCTTACTAAAATGATCTTGGAATATAAGTTTGGGGTACCAGATACTTTGTGTTTTAGAATTTACATTTTGCTCCATAAGTTTTGCAAATTTTTGTAAATCTTCTTCATTCCTAAATCTCACTATGACTTTTGAATATTCTTCTTTTTTTTCTTGTACAAACTCTGGCATACCAATCCACTCTTTCTCCCAATCTTTTTCCATTTCATCTCCTTGAAATAAAAAATCTTGTTTGAAAGAGTCTTTTGGCACTAAAACTTTCCTTTGTATTTAATTGACTCAATCACTTGTTCTAATAAAGCTATCTTCACTTTGGCGTTATACTTAGGATCATGCTCTGCCATTGTGTGGTGTTGACGACAGAGAGGCGCAAGGTTCTCTACATAGTCCATACATTTTGATCCACCCATCCCTCGAGGTATTAAGTGATGAAGATCAGTTGCTTGTCCACCACACATAAGGCAAGAACAATCAGTCGTATCTTTTAGGTTGAAAAACTTTAAATATATTTTCGTGTGATTTTTCATATTCCTTTTGTATTGGTCTTTGGTGTTCTTTGGCGTAAGGCAACGGCCATTGTTCCCAATTATGATCTTTGATTAACCTCATAACGATATGAGTCATGTTGATTGGTTTCATTTAGTATTCTCCATAATCTTGTGAACGATTGAACCAATAGCCCAAACCATAAATAAATTAACTATGGAGAGGACTAAGGTTAAAGAAACGATTGCTAGTAACATCAAAATGGAATGTCCTTGTGAGGATTGTGATCTTTGACGCTATCGCCTAAAGAAGTGATTTCATCATCCACAATACTTGTGTCGTTGTAGTCGGATTGTTTTTTAGGTTGGAAGTTATTTACAACTGCATAGAGTTTACCACCCTTGCTTTCTAAGATGTCAATGTTGATCCAATGATCGCCTCTTTCATCTTTCTTCCACGATGCTTCATCTTTGATTTTTTCTCGAAACCAATCTACAAATTCTTTTTTCTTGATACCAAATGTAGCTTTAACAAAATGGACAGAGGGTTCTTTAGGATAAATACCACTTACCATTTCTCTTTCTTTTTGTTCATTAGTCATCTGAATACTCCTTTTGTTCTCCATTCTTTGATTTAGGTTTTAGTTTTTCTTTATCTTGATTTTGATCTAAGGCATCAAGATCGTCTTGCTCACCTGTACTTAGTTGGAACAATGATCTCATAAATTGTTTCAACGCATAACTTTGAGCAGTACCCATCGCAGTACCATTACCAAAAGGAACTACGATATGTTTTGTAGTAGGGAAATTCCAAGTTGAACCATCTTTGTGAATTAAAATATATTCGTAAACGACAGTTAAGTTTTTACCACTTGGACTCACCTCACATGATTTCTCATGTGGGATGATAATCAATCCTGCTTTTGCACATTCAGGATGAACTTGTTTTAAAAAACCATCAATGCTTGTGTAACTATAATTTTGAAATTTATTAGTAGCATCATGCTCTAATGGTTGGTTTAAGTTTACCATTACTTCATTAATTGCAGTTGCAATAGAAGATGGCATCTTCTCTATGTCAGTACTCATTTGATCTCCTTTATGAGTTGGGTTAATTTTTTATCTTGGTCGAAAGCTTTTCTTAAAGTTTTGAAATAACTAAATGCGACCTCTAAATGTTTTTGATTAAAAGTTTTTATTTCAAAGTCATCGTTCTCTTTGCCAAATCGAGCTACGATAAATTTGGTGATAGGATAATCGTATTTTTCTTCGATCATCTCTTTGTATGCCGATCCTTGAATTAAGTAATCGCTATAAACATATTTAGATGTTTTGAAATCTACTAAAATGTATTCATCATTTTTTTTAACTAAAAGATCTGCAGTACCACCATATTTATGTTTCTTGGATGTAAAAGATTGTTCACAAAAAATAACTTCGAAATTTTCACTTTTAAAATCTTCCCACCAATTTAAAAATTTATTCATACAATTAGTGACTACATCATCGTAGCCATGAAGATCGTATTCGAGTCCTTCAATATGTGATTGAGCAAGTTCGTGAACATTTGTTCCAATGTTTCCTGCCTCTTTCATAAACTTGGAATATGAAATTCCTTTTAGACCTAAAGAGTTAGACCAATAGAGTAGTCCTTGACTATCTTTGTATCGACCAAGAATTGTAGTTACGCTAGGTACTACTTTTTTTTTAATTTTATAAATTATGTGTGCCATATTTTTGATATGGCAAATACTCTAGGGAGATAATCACTGGAGGAATAATAGCTTTTTCATTACGAATATTTGCCATGAATGGCAAACTATCTCATAAAACTGATGAAATCAACTATTAACTTCAAAAAATGAAGTTTTAATGCAAATTAGAATTCAATTAATTGTACGCTTTTATTTGGGTTATGAATTAAATTATGAGATGAAATTATGGGATAAATACCCATATAATTCTTAACTTTTCTTCTTTTTCCATTAAGCATAATTACTTCACAATAAGTATTTTCTGAATCATTTTCTTCAATAGATGTAACAAAACCAATTAATCCTTCTAAATAAGGTTTGTCGTATCTAACAAAAGAATAAGATCCAACTAATTCATTAAATTTTTGGGGTTTACAATTAGTAGAATATCTCAATGCGTGTTTTGTTACCCTGTCAAAAAGTATTTTAGTTCCTTTTTCTTTGATATACTCGTTGTGAAATACGACTTTTTGAGCATCTTCATCGCCTCTAGACTCAACATGACCATCAAATCTATTAACATAGCCAACAACAACATAAGCTGGAATTTCATCATCAACCAATTTACCTTTAGGTACTTTTAATTTTTCTGAATATATTTCAATATGATTAAAATTTAAAGGCTGTTTTTTGTGAAAATGCCTACTAACAGTAGCTTGATCTAACCCTGTTATATCAGATATTTCCTTTATACTTTCTAATCCTAATTTTCGTAATACATTTAAAAAAGCTTGGTTCATATCATCCTCTTTTTTAAAAGGAAGTATATTCTCATTTTTGTTTACATTAAACATTTTTATTCAATCCTTTACATTTTTCTTCAAACTCACACATTTAATAACAAAATAAAATTATAGAAAAAAATCTCAATTACAATATTATTTTACAGATAATTGATAGAAATAAAGTTTTAATTGAATTTAGAAACAAAACATATATTAATCATTTTAGATGATTACTTTCACTATTTGCAAATATGTTATGAGAATAAAATTATTTGGGAAGATATGGAGCAACAATTATGGGAAAAGTTATTAAAAATTAATGGAATTAGTGAAAATTTGCCCAACTTGTCAACAACCATTAAACTCTATAAAAGACTTAAAAAAAATAGAAATAAAAATATTAAAGTTTATAAACCACTTTCAAAAAACTCACCAATTCTCACCAAGTTATTTAGAGATACAGCATGGTCTAGGCATCAAAAGTTCGAGCAATTTGCAACGCTATTTAAAAGACTTAAAAAGAAAAAAATTCATAGATTTTATCCCAGCGTCAGCTCGAGATATAAAAATCTTAAAGATAGAAGGGTGGCTTAATGAGTAATGAAGATCCTAAAATGGTTGCTATGCACTTTTTCGTAGCAGATTGGATTAGTGGAACTAGGAGTTTAACTTGTCAACAAAGAGGTATTTATATAGACCTACTATCTTTTTCCCAATCCTACAATGGACAAGGCTTACCAGATAGCCTTGAAGATTTATGTCGATTGGTTTTACCTTTTGAACCTGATATGCAAAAATCAGAGCATTTACGGGCTGATTTAATCTATGTAATTAACACTAAATTTAAGAAAATTGATGGTCGTTTCTTTAACGATAGGCAACATAGTGAATTTATAAAGAGTAAAGAACTCTCTAAGGCTAGAAGTAGAGCAAGAAATAAAAATAAATTTGATACGCTTTTGTTACAACAAACGGACGACAAACCATATAAAGATAAAGATAAATCTAAATATAATAATGAAGATATATTTAATAATATATGGTCGAAACTTTTAGTTCGAAAAGGATCAAAACAAAAAGCTTTTGAGAAGTGGTGTAAGATCAAAGACGATGTTGACCAACAAACATTAATAGACACTTTTAACCATCTATGTTCCAACACTGATGATCCACAATTTGTACCTCATTTTGTCACCTGGTTAAACCAAGCTAGGTGGAATGATGAAATAATTTTCAATCAAAAACAATTTATGACTAAACATAACATCAAAGGTATTTACTTACGAAGTGAAGGTAATCATCATTTCTTTGAAACGAGAGAGAGTTTTGGAGTAGTTAAATGGATTTACGACAATAATGGTAAATTAATTGATGAAAAGGATATTAATGGCAAAAAAGAAAAAGAAGAAACCTCAAAAACCACACTCAAAATCGCCTCAATCTAACGAGGTAAGAGACTTAGGTGGTCAAACACTAGTTAACATTGATGGAAAGATATTTAGATTACCAGATATGGCAGAGATGGTTCAAGGTAATCGATATATTTATAAAAAAATCAATTCAATACACGAGAACTACTATTATCGATCACAGTTAGATCCATTTGATGCTAAAAAGAACGCTACAAGGTTCGCTGCAGGTCAAAAATTAGAATATCTAGCTATCATTAGTGGTAAAAATAAATCATGTACGATGAACTTTGATTATTTAGCCGGTATTCCTAATGGTACAGAATTTTTCAACATTTTAAAAATAGACCATGAACAAGAGTTCAATGATGCTCTTAAACACACTAAACAATTACAATCGATACTATGGGATGTAATAGTGGATAATAAGCCTGCAACTCACCGTAGAATGGATAAATATCGTGAGGGCTTAGACTTACTCATCGATTATTGGAAATTGTGATCTCAGGTTGTAATAAGCCTATTTAAGCCCATTTTTTCAAGCGTATAGATAATATATAAAAGTTAATAGGATCGAGAAGTCGGTCTGGAAAACATCATTATGAAACCAGAGGAGAAACTCTGGATCCACATCTTAATTAGAGGTTTATGTGATAGCGTAGGTCTTACGCATCCAAACTTTGATGTTGATGATAAAAAAATCATTAAAGAAGCTAAAGAATGGATAGGATCGGAGTATTTTAAAACTATTTGCGAATATGTAAAATTGAATCCGAATTACATATTGAAATTACATGAAAAAATCAAAAACAAAAAAAAATCTTCTACCGAGAGAATATACTATGGACTCTACGCTAGGATTAGACGACTCAAATCTAACAACGACTATATTCCTAGCTAATGATGATGGTAATCCAATAGTTTTAATAAGATTTAGTGACTTCGATAGTAATGAACAAGCTAAAGACTTCATATCAACATTTAAAGACCATAAGAGCTTCCAAAACTTAGGAAATGGTTATAACAACACAACATTACATTAGAGATGACTAAACCAAGTATTTACACAAAAGAATTAGCTAATAAGGTACTAGAAGGACTGGCGAGAGGTAGATCCATTCGTAATGTCCTCGAAGAAGTAGGTATCGCATGGGAAACATGGAGACAATGGCTTAACAAGAAGCCAGAGTTAAGAGAGCAATATAGTCTAGCTAAAGAGGATGGCATTGAATGGTCATTAGGTGAGTTAGAAGATGTAGCTAAAGACACAGTCGAGAAGTCTCAATCAACTAAGATGGACATGGCTAATGTGAAGGCTATTGACACTTACATCAAACATAAACAATGGCTGGCCTCGAAACTCGCAGCGAAAAGGTATGGGGATAAGACTCAAATGGAAATAGGGAACATAAAGGATCAATCCTTCTCTATTAAATGGGATAAGTAAGTAAGAGAATATAGGGAGATATAGATGAATATTTTAGGTATTTGGTGGTTCAAATTGATGAAATTGATAGCAAAAGTATGGAGTATAATTGGGTGGTGTGTGAAGAAAAGTGTTGAAGTAATTAGCTTTATTATTCGAAAGCTCATAAGTGGCATCGAAGTCCTCGTAAACAAGATTTTTTAGTAACATTTTATTACTTTTTTGGTATTTTGTTCGTATTTTGTTCGAACTAGCCTACAAAAATACACACAAAGTACACACTAAACTCTAAAAGTGTTGATAAATATAGCTTATCTCACTACTAATTATAGTGTAGCTCTAAAAAAGCTCCATTTTTCAAGATTTTTGTGCAAAATTTCGAATTTTTAGATTTTAAGCACCCCCAGGGATGTCGGTGATTATTATTGGGATGTGATTTCAACACAAATCAAAATCCCTAAAGCCGTTTGGTGCTGATGAGATGAATCGAACATCCGACCTCTGTCTTACCAAGACAGCGTTCTACCACTGAACTACATCAGCATATCTGATTTATAGCATGATTGATTTTACTTTGAACAAAAAAGATATCCCAAAAGGTAAATTATATAGCGAAATGACTATATTGAATTGGGATAGAAAAGAACAAATGCAAAAAAAGATTTGTTTGTATTGTGATGAATGGGGAACTTTCGCAATTCAACCAAAAGGATCGTTTAGAGAGTATTACTTTCTTTGTGGAGACCATTATTCAAATGAAAAAAACAAAAAAATCTAAATCTAAGATTGATGTCTTTGCCATCATGGTCAAAGAACTCAACGATAGAACACCAGTCAAACAACATAGTGGTCATGGATTGGTCAAAGATAGTGATGTCGCTAGAATACAAGATATTTACAAGGGGGATAAGAAAGATAATGGATGAAAATAACTATTCCCTACAAGCCTAGACCATTACAACAAGAGATACACAAGGATTTAAAAAGATTTAATGTTCTTGTTTGTCATCGGAGATTTGGCAAGACAGTCTTAACTGTCAATGAGTTAATCAAGAAGTGCCTTCAATGTACTTTACCTAGACCTCGTTATTATTATATAGCGCCAACCTACTCAATGGCAAAAAGAATAGCGTGGGATTATCTTAAACACTACACCAGTGTCCTTCCTAAGATGGAGTACCACGAAACCGAATTACGAGCCGATCTACCCAATGGGGGTAGAATACAATTATTGGGTTGTGAACGCATAGATACCCTTAGAGGATTGTATATGGATGGTGTGATCCTCGATGAAGTGAGTCAAATGCCACCTAAATTGTGGACAGAGATTATTAGACCTGCGTTAAGTGATCGTAAAGGCTTTATGATAGCCATTGGAACACCAGCTGGTCATAATTCGTTTTTTGATTTATATAATCATGGACTTCAAGATGAACAATGGTTCGCAAAAAGTTTTAAAGCTAGTGAAACAAAGGTTGTTGAACAAGAAGAACTAGACGAAGCAAAAAAACTTATGCCTCCAGAGATATATGAGGCTGAGTACGAATGTAGTTTCGAAAGTTCTGCGATTGGATCAATTTATGCTCAATCTTTAGCTAAATGCGATCAAGAAGGTCGTGTTACAAAAGTTCCTTACGACTCTACTCTCAAAGTAGATACTTATTGGGATCTAGGGATGCGAGATAAAACTGCTATTTGGTTTTGTCAACAAAAAGGATCTGCTATTCACCTTATAGACTACCTAGAGGATAGTGGAGAAAGTTTAGAGTATTATGCCCATACTCTCGATAACAAGGGTTATGTCTATGACACCCATTACCTACCTCACGATGCGAATGTACGAGAGATAGGCACTGGTAAATCTCGACTCGAAATAGCTCAATCACTAGGACTTGTGACTAGTATTGTTCCTAAAATGAGTGTGGAAGATGGAATTAACGCAGTGCGTATGACATTAGGTCGATGTTGGTTTGATTATGAAAAAACAAAAGAAGGATTAGACGCATTAAGACAATATCGTTGGGCTATCAACGATAAAGGAGAAACTAAGAATAGACCATTACACGATTGGACTTCTCATAGTGCTGATTCCTTTAGATATTTATGTACAGGTTTACAAGAAACAAAAAATTGGTCATCAAAAATTAGTTACCCACGATTAGGTATAGTATGAAATTAACAAAAGAAAAATTAAAAGCTTTGATCTCCCAAGAGGTTAAAAACTCTCTAGGATTTTATGGTGGTAAAATTTCTCAACAAAGAAAAAACGCTTTAAAATTCTATTTAGGAGAACCATTAGGAAATGAAGTCGAAGGTCAATCACAAGTTCGATCTCAAGATGTTTTAGAAGTTGTAGAGAGTATTCTTCCTTCGATGATGCGCATCTTCACACAAGGAGAGAGCATAGTTCGATTTGAACCACAGGGGCCAGAAGATGTAGAATACGCTGATCAAGCCTCCGATTACATCAACCATATCTTTATGAAAGATAACAATGGTTATTCTATCCTTCATACTCTATTCAAAGATGCTTTAATTTCTAAAAATGGTTTTGTAAAATACTATTGGAAGAAAGATAAAGAACAAAGAGAAGAATCTTACGAAAATTTAACTGAAGTTGAATATCAATCATTATTAGCTGATCCTGAAGTTAAAGTCATCGAAGTGGACACTAATGATGACATTGATATTGGTAGCG